CTAAACAACAGCATTGTCCTGGCGAACATCGCAGATAGTAAACGTCACGACCCCGATGACAGTAACATCATCAAGGGCTTCACCCTCGATCGCTTCGCCATCTTCGGTAATCAGTGACTTTCCTCTTGGCGTGGCAAGCTCCGTCCCGCCGCCGTGCTGGATCAGAACCTGACTACCCTGCTTTGGCTTCAGGGATATATCCAGCACAACGTAACCGCCTTATGAGAAGCGAGAACCAACCGAGGAAAAATCTGCCGGGAGAATTTGTGCAGCTGTCTGTGTGGTTGCGGTTAGAGCGTCTTTTCTACATCGATAGAATTTACCAGCACATGCAATCGGGAACGATGCAGAGGTGCCGATATATTTTTGCGTTGGTGCCGCCGATATTGTTGTGGCCACAGCCCAGTTGCTCTAGGTATATACCGCACTCCATCAACATAAACCTTCAGCTGCTGCGTGGTTCCATCGCTACTCAGTTGTAACTCAAAAGCGACCTGGTGAAGCGCGTTGTCCTGCACCAGCCCCCCCCCTGTCGGAGGGCCGGAGAAGTACCGCTCGTTTGGCGGGTGGCACCGTCGTAGTGTCTATAAACAAATCAGGAGAGTGCGAGGACTTGAAGGTTTTTGATGTAGGTATGGCCAGAGTCATCCGTTGCGCCCTTCGACATGGCGATAACGCCAGCGCGCTGTACGTCAGTATAGGATGAGTCATCAATAGTGTATACTTCCACCCCATTGACGTAAATCGTGATATTACCGCCTTTTAGGGTGATATATACTTTATCCCCCTCAACCAGCGCTGGCATGTTCTTGAGCGTACTACTAGAACTCACCCGTCTCAGGATGGCGAAACTGGACGATTTAATGCGCAGGCGGTAACAGTAGTTATCACCTGTGCGCACGCGCCGCATGTCGAGGTATATCTCCGAGCCCTGCGCCCCGGCCTCGAAAGATAAAGCTATGTCTTTCGTTGCGGGCATACCGAGATAAGTGGTCCCGGAAGCCGTAGTCAACGTATTCGTCAGACCGAGGCTTGATAGCACAAACAGACCCGTTAAACCATCCCACGAGTAAGCGAATCCACCACCATAGAGGTCAGTTGTCGAACCCATGAGTTCGGTATCGGTACTGCGTATGCAGGATTCCGTTGTTAAAAGTTGTAGTGCATCAATCTTTCCGAGTTTCGGATTGCTAATAATACCATCCGCTTTGATGACAGTTGCCATTGGTTTCCCCTTAAAGGATGACTTGCCCGCTAATACATTTAGTATGGATGAAGGAGATTAAGTCTTCACCGTCGAAACGGTCAGAGCTATTGTGTCCCGCCGTTTGTGTGTCGAATAGTGTTACATCGTTGTGCTCTCCAAGGTAATCTTTGAGCTTCTGCCCATGGAGACTAAGCGGCACGATCGTATCTAGGCTAGAGGCACGGATATGAATCGGGAGTCCACGATACTCAGACCAGTGCCGCAGCGCCGGGTCATAACCCGCCGTTTTTTCCGCATATGTTTCTGGAGTGCAGTCATATGCGGAGTTGATTTCGCTTTGTCTCCCGTTTGTGTATCGCTGATATAAATCGTATGTGGGGTCAACAAGATACAGGCCGGACACGCTTGGTATCGTGTTTGTCAGAAGGCAGTTCTGAGCGGCGATCCCGCCCATCGAGTTCCCGTACAGGATAACCGCCCCAATTGGTGCGATTTCACATGCCTTCTGATAAAGCTCAAGCAGGTCGGCCATACATTTGGGGCTGCCGTAGCTATTGCCATGATACCGACTTTTTGCCATTGCAATACCATTGCTCAGAAGTACATCATACGCAGAGCGGATACTAGGCGGTAACGTAGCGTCGGAGGTGTCGCTTGTAACTCCATCGAGTACCAGGACGAGGGGGATTGGCGTGGCGTCGTTGTACCCAGTGGGCAGCTTGATAATATTCCCCTGACCATACGAGTTGACGAATGTGTAGGACTTCGCTGGCAGCGCTGAACCGGATATGTGTCTCGACAAGCCTCGCGCCACCGACGAGATAAGTTGGAAATCAGGTGCGCGGTCGTATGTTTTAAAATCAGGGCTGACCTCTTCTTCATTTGACGGGAGGTCAAGGCGTTCTTTAATGTCTTCAATAACGGCATTCACGAACATACCGTCAGACTTACGCACCGAGAGCGCGGTAGGATTGCCATCGTCGTCTGATACCGCAAAAAGCAGTTCCTCCCCGTCGTTATCAATACGACCGGGGTCCAATCGCCCGACACGCTCTTTAATGTTCTCAATGACAGGATTTGTGAACATACCGTCCGATTTGCGCACTGAAAGAGCTGTCGGGTTGCCCTCACCATCCAATATCGCAAGAAGTAACTCTTCCCCGCCGCTGTCAATGCGGTCATGGTCCGATCTCCCGACAGTCTCTTTAATGATCTCCTCGGTCTGACTCGTGGGCATACCATCCTCCAGACTGGCCTGTATCCATGTCTTGTTGCCCGCTGAATCAGTGATCAGGATGAGGTTTTCGCTGTCTTGGGATGTGCCGTATGTGCCGTATTTGTCGAGTTTCTTTGCGTCTAGTGTCCCCAGCCCATCTACAATATGTTTTTCGGAAGGCATCCGTCTACCGGTTGGCTGCAGCGTTCCAGCGAGGTTGATATACTCATCGGCCAGAGAGCTTCCGTCCTGACTGCGGACATAGGTTGTTGAACCTGCCGGTATATTCGCGATATCAGCCTGCGCCTCTGCCAGCGTCATGTATTGACGACTCAGGGGGATAAGGTTCTGGCGGGTTGCCTCTACTACTTTATCCCCTTCGGCCTTCATGCCGTCGACAGTAAAGTGTTCTCTTCCAAGGCGATCTGTGTATTTCAAATCAGTGCTGGTTACTACTTTATCCAGCATTCCACCTGCATAAACGTGGTCACGAATATCATCACTCGGTACCGTCTTTTGCGTCGGCGTTGGTAATTGTGCCATTGTGCGTGTCGCCCTATACATGGCGCGCAAAACCCTCAGAAGAATATCCGAAGGTGTGCGCGAAGGTTGGTAATTACTGCTGTGTGTTACGGATAAATCGAGTCTGAATACTCAGTCAGGGAAAGCGTTTGAGTATCGTCACCATTTGGCTTGGCGCTATCAACGCGCCAGATTGTGGAGTTCAGTTCCGAGTCGGTAGCGATGAAATACCGGCTGGGGTTTTGCACCGTGCTGCGGTCATAAATGTTCAGATCGAAGGTATCGGCTGCAGCCTGGAATGCTTTGGGCTTGCCGCTTACCGGATAGGCCCGCCAGCGCCCGCGGTAATTCCCGAGACTGTCGGTCATCACCACCCACATATCGCCGAGAGAAAAGTCGATACGCTCTGATGTCGCAAACTCGTCTCCGGAGCGCCCGGTGATGTATCCGGTTTGCTGCGCGTTGTCGTACATGTCCGGACACTGAACCACCGTACCTCGCACCACCTGCGTCGACTCCAGCACTTTCACTGTCATGGTCAGGCGTGAGTAGAGGATTTTCCTCGCCTCAAGCCAGGCCCGATCGGTTGCCTGAGTGGCGTTGCGGCAGCCGTCCAGGCTGACCTGCATCGCGTTAACGGTAGCGTCCTCAACCTCGGTGATGCCGCTGCTGTCGATCTGCAGGTAGATGTAAGCCTTCTTGTTCGTCAGCGGGTCGACGTAATCCAGCGCCACGCCGTCATAACCACCGGGTAGAGACATTTGCCAGGCTACTTTGTACTCGTCCCAGAACATGTTTGAGCGCGCAAAAACCGCATCGGGATTTGTCACTTTCTCATCACGCCAGAACGTCAGCACATCGCCGATGTTATTGCCGTCAACGCGGGCCACATTGGCGATCGTCGCTATGCGCTCACCAAGAGGCTGCTTCTCATCCGAGAAGGTGTAATCGAAATACCCAAGCTGAGCATCCGGCAGCGAATCGGCAATGGCATAAAGAGCGGCGACGTCAATGCTGGCCACGTCCTGCTTACCCACAACCACCCATTCGTGAAGGATGGCGTCTGCAAACGAGCGACTCGGCCGCAGCGTGTAATCAACCGCGCCGGTAGTTCGGTCGTAGCTGATGGTATGCCGCTGCGCCAGCATGTTGTACTTCTGCTCGCGGTTGCTGTTGCTGTCATTCGATCCTTTGATCGTGATGCGGGCTATTGTGTCTTCCGGATACACGACGTTTTCGCGCACGTTCACCGCATGAATCGCCATCAGCGTCACAACGTTGGCGTCATTGCTGTTATCGAGGCGCTCGATGGTGACCGCATAGCGTCCCGCCCCGGCTGCCGGGACGAACTTGTGCGTTGTGCGGAAATACCGGGTCGTTACCTGGAAGTCGTTATCGAAGAAATAATCGTGCTGCTCCGACGTACCAGGCACCTGATTGTTGTCGTCATCGACCTGCCAGAACTTGATCCGGTATTGCGTTGTGCCGGCCGTCGCGCCGAGCTGAACCAACACATGCACCCAGACCTGCGTCGAGACGATCGGCGACACTGACGGCCCGATAACCAGAGGGGTCTGGTCGTTCAGAGTGAACAGCGTCGGGTTGATAACTGCATTGCCCGGCAGAGACGTAATTTCTCCCGAGAGTTCGCCGATATAGAACGTCGTATACGAAAGCGTGTCGTCGCCAATAAAGCTCTCTGAGGAGATGATATTCCCGGCGCCGGTGACATTCCGTGTGACGCTTGTGCCGCCATCGTTCCAGGTGGCGTTGATGACGAATGATACGGGGTGTGGCACCGCCAGTGCGGCGAAGTATGCAAAGTTGTCATCGTTCGACAGAACAACAGCCTTGAGCTGATTGCTCTCGATCGCCACCGATGTCGGCGCCGTCGTAGTCGCGGTCTGAGCCGGGAAGTCTTGGCTTTCGTTCAGGCCCGGTACAGTCTCGTTATCCACATCATCGAACTGATAACCGACTTCAATCGTGCCGATCACGTCACCCGGGTTATAAATCGCTGAACTGGCCCCCGCCAGGCTGCCGAGGTTCGATTCCGAGTAGCGGATCGACGATATGGTGTACCGGCCGTAACCGACTTCAAACCACTCCGTGAGTTGCTTGTTATTGTCGACGAACTCGAACAGCGCTTCCTGAATCAAATCGGGAAACACGCGGCACTGGCCATAAATGTTTGGGCGCCCCTTGTAGAGTCGCGCGCGGTTCGTCTGGCCGGTTAAGTCGTTGTTGGGGGATTCGCCTGTCGCCACCGATACCGACGCACTAGGCTTATTTGACAGCCCGAACACCTTCAGCGCGCCGGAGAGGATTTTCGTGACCGGACGCAATATCGTGGTGATGAGCTTTCCCACCCCGCCCTCTGGCTGGTCGAACACAGCCACCACGTCACCGGATCGCAGTGGACGGCTGATATCGTAATCGTCAGGCAGTGCTCGGCCATTCAGTTTCACGATAACATCGCGGTGCAGCTGCAGAGAATCCAGCAGGCTCACCAGTGTGGTGCCGACATCTACCGTCCCCCGCTGCAGCGGCGCGCCAGGCAGCCTCTGTAACTCATATCGAACCATGAATCATGTACTCCACGCGGCTGTAAACCTTCAGTAATGCCAGCGGGCTATCGCAGCGCACAAAACCAAACTCCCCGCGGGCGTGCAGGCATTTCACCGGGCTGATCATCACACCGATATGCGCCGGCACTTCGCCGCGGTAAAAAACGGCGATGCAGCCGGTTGCCGCCACCGGCACACGCCGCCAGTGGGCGTGTTCCTGTGCGTAGCAGGTGATGAAATCCGCGCCCGATTCGTAGCCGGCGATGTGATGCAGCTCCAGGCCGAGCACATGCCGGTAATAGAGAACCACCAGTCCCCAGCAGTCCATCTGCTCAAAACTACAGGCGCGGTTAGCCCAGGGCTTGCCGTTAACAAGCCCGATAAAGTCGCTCTGTGTCATACGGTGATCAGCCCGGGATAGTCTTTCGTTGTGTAAATGATGGAGTTGGCCAGCGTCAGCGGATTAGTCTTGCCGGCGGTCACGGTGACGTTGCTGGCATCGGCTGAAATGTCGTTCACGTAAAGCGTCCAGTCTTTCAGAGATGATGCATCGCCGATCGCGTTCCACTGCTGATACAGGCACTTTATCGGCGTCATGCGCGCCGCCCCGCGCCAGCTTTTCAGTGTCTGCCGTACATGTTCCGTGGCGGCGACAAACGTTATGGTCATTGATATGACCGCCGTTCCGTCCTGCGCCGGCTCGGTCACGCTGAACCGCGCAGGCTCGAAGGCATTTCCGCCGAACGTCGCCGGGCGAAACAGGTTATTGACCACCCGGTAATAACCAAACGCAGGGTGATAAAACTCCACCGTCTGTCTGATGTCGCTTGCTGGCCGCCGCTCCTTCCACTCTCTCAAAGTCGGCATTAGTCAGCCCTCGGCATCACTTCGGTTATCAGGTAATCCAGCCAGTATCCATAGCCAGGCTGGGCCTCAACAATCCAGTCGTCGTAGTCCTCGGTAATGTCCTCGATACCGTTGCTGATGACCGTTGCGGTCCAGGTGACGACGCTGCCATTTTTGCTGGTCTGCACCGGCATGTCGACGAAATGCAGCGTCTGCTGCTGCACGCCCTGCGTATCACCCAGGTCGATCGGCATCTGGAACCAGTTACGCCCGCGGTCACAGTACGTCGGCGAGCGCAGCCATGACTTAAACCGCTCGGCTTGAGCAAGCGTGAATATCCACTGTAGCGTCCAGGTTGCTTTCAGGTCCGTGGTAATCGGCGTGATTATCAATGGACCGACCGCCGTCTGCGTCGTCTGCCAGGCTGTATCCTGCGTCATATTCTGATCGGCGCGCTGGGGAAGCGGCAGGAACGGAGGGTATTGAACTGTTGCCACGTTTCCTCCGGGCATAAAAAACCCGCCGAAGCGGGTTGGGTTTAGTAAGCACCTTGCGCTTTGCGGCTTAGTCCAAATGTCTGCTGCATCTGAGAGGATACCGGGCCGCCTCTTTCCATGTCGGTGATCAGCAAGTCCACAACTGCGCTACCGTCCTGCATATACCCGTCGGCACTCTGTACGGTGGCACCGGTAGACTGGTTGATGACGTTTACCTGCACGCTAATCCCTCCTCCTGACTGCATATCCTTATTGCTGATGACCTTGCCGTTATCGCCGGGGATCATGTACTGCTTCCCGGTGCTGGCCTGGTAAATCTCTGGCTTGCCTTTCTCGCCGACCTGATACAGGCCGCCGGCTGATACCGGGCCGCCGTTGTACCGCGCGCCCGCTATTGAAAGGGCCTGCGCCATGCCAACTGTTGAAGCTATTCCTGCCTGAGCGGGGATAGCGTTAGCGCCAGCCGTGGCAAGGGAGGTCATTGCAGCAGCCGGAGCCATGGATGCGGCTATTAGTTGCCCTTGCGCAATAGCCATTCCAGAAGCGGCGGTCATTCCAGCCTGCCCCATAATTACAGACTTCAACCACTCAACTCCCATCTGGACAAAGGAGTTGATAACGCTGTTTAGGACAGTTGATCCGAGTGAGCTCATGGCTTCGCTGACAGACATACTGCCAGTGAGTATGCCAGTGAGGGCATTAGAGGCGTTTCCTGCAAATGAATCAAATGCCGCAGCAGCTACCTCATATCCTGCGTTTTGTTGCCTCCATATCTCCCACTGCGCCGCTATGCGCTGTTGTTCGTACTGAGTGTTAGCGGCATTCATCAGTTCAAGACCGCGCTGGGTTATCTGCCCCTTCTGCGTTTCGAACTGCTGGATGAGAGCCAACTCCTGAGCATGCTGATTAGCCAGCTGTTGGACAGGGTCAATCTGCCCCCGAGCTTCCTGCAT